CCTATGACAGACAGAACGGCTACAGAAAAGGTTTGTTACCTTAACCAGTTCTTAGTCTCCTCGTTTAATACTTGGTCAGCTAAATTTATCTTATTACGCAGAGCTTCTACTATCTTCTCATCTATAGTATCAGGTGCAATCAAATCAACGTAAGTTACTGATTTCTTTTGACCTATTCTATGCGCCCTGTCTTCAGACTGTAAGCGGCTCTCTAAGTCATAGCTGTTACTATAATATATAACAGTGCTTGCCTCGTTTAGTGTAATACCATAGCCACCAGTCTTAGGATGACCAACAAAGAACCGCAACGAGCTGTCCGGATCTTCAAAGCGCTTTACAATATCTTGTCTGTCTTCTTGCTTAGTCGCACCATAATACGCGGCCACCGAATCAGCACCATAAACTGCCGTAAGGTTTTTTATTATCTCTTGTATACCGTACACATAGTTACACCATATGATAGCCTTGCCTGAGTTCTCTTCTACGACGTTCATCAGCTCGTTAATTCTGTTGTTATCAAGCACTTGCAGACGACCTTCATCACTTTCTAAATAACCACAACATATCTGCTGTAGGCGCATAAGCTGAGTTAACACACTGGCTGTTGTTGCAAGCTCCCCGCGCTCCAACTGTGCTAGTGCGAATCGCCGCATTTGCTCATAAATTGTAGTTTGCTCACTGGTCAGAACGACGTTTCTTTTTACATAAATCTTATCTGGTAAGTCCAGACAGTCCTTCTTTAATGTCCTAGCAGAAAACCCTGTTAGTATGCCGTTTAGCTCATCTAATCGTTTGTAGCCTACTATATCATTGAAGCTACGGCTACCAAAGGTTTTGCGCTGTACAACAGCATATCTGTTCTGAAAAGCAAAGTAACTGGCCTGACCAAGCGCCATAGGATCTAAGAAACCGCATTGAGAAAACAAATCCATAGGCGATTTAGTTATAGGAGATCCCGTGAGTATACGCTTGTACTTAGCATACTTGCTTACATCTATTATGTTCTTGGTTCTGTTAGCTTTTCTGTTCTTAATAGTCGTGCTTTCATCTATAATCATTATATTGTCTTCGTTCTTACGCAGAAAGTAATAAGCAGCTTTCTTACCACGCTCCGAGCTAAACGCCTCTATGTTCATAATGAGAAACTTAACACCAGCCATCATCTCGAACACAACCTTTTGCATATCGTCCTGAAACTTCTTAGCCTTGCTTGGTTGCCAACGCACCACGAACCTTTCTATCTCGTCAGGTAAGTGATTCGGTATCTCTTGTTTTACCCAGTTATCATACACACCCTTGGGTGCAATTATCAGTGCAGAATCTATTTCGCCTTCTAATTTAAGCTTGCCAATCGTATCAATAATAACTTTTGATTTACCTAAGCCCATCTCCATGAACAAGGCGTAGTATGGTCTTTTCCAACTGTCATCAATGATTTCTTCCTGATGCTTAAATGGTTTTGTCTTATATATGTACATTTTTTATCTCCGTGCTTGACATATAAGATAAACCTTTTATATTCTTATATCAAGACAATAATAAAAGTCTTTTAATCACGAAACAAGAAGGGATAAACAATGAGTGATTTAATGCAACAAATAATATCCGATGAAAGTAATATCGGAGATTTAAGTGACCTGAGTACAGATCAACTTAAAAACGTAGCTGAAACAGCTGAAAACATTAAGCAAAAAGAAGACGAAGTATTCCAGCTTGAGGAAAAACTCAAACAGGCTAAAAAAGATCTGCTAAAAATGACAGATGAAGATTTACCTATGCTTATGGAAGAAATCAATCTTGAGAGCTTTACGTTATCAGATGGTTCAAAAGTAAACATATCTCCAACCTATGGGGGTACAATCAAGGTTGACGATAGGCCTCAAGCGCATCAATGGCTTAGAGATAATGGTTTTGGAGATCTTATTAAGAACTCTATAGCCGCTGAGTTTGGTATGGGCGAAGATAATCTAGCTAAAGATTTTTATGAAACAGCTTTAGCTAAAGGTTTTAATGTTAATCAAAAAGAACAGATCCACAACATGACACTGCGTTCTTGGGTAAAAGAACAAACAGAAGCTGGTAATTCTATACCAGACGTCTTTGGTGCATGGACAGGTCGAAGAGCTAAAATCACGAGGAGTAAATAATGTCAGAAGTAGCTAAAAAGAAGACAGCCGAAGTTGTCAAAATAGATCAGTCAATTTTTGAGGTTGACGCCGGGCTTGGTAACAGTGAAGTAGATTCAGAAGTTTTATCAATACCCTTTTTAAAAACAAACTTATCAAACACAATACAAGAAGAAAATAGAGGTTGTTTAAAAGGTGATCTGTATAACACTGTTGACGGTCAAATATATGACGGTAAAAAGGGTATCTTGGTTATACCTTGTCATTTTCAAAGACGCTGGATACAGTGGAGCCCAATAGATGATGACCAAAGAGCACCAATCGCAATATTTGAAAAGGCTTCTGATTGTCCTCCAACTGAGCGATTGAAGAAGGATGAAAAGGATAATAAAGATTATCTTCTTGATGGCTCTGGTCATTACGTTGAGGAGACTCATCAGCACTATGTTCTAATATGTAAAGATGATGGTACCTTGGACGCTGTGATGATTGCTATGAAAAGCACATCATTAAAGGCAAGCCGTAATTGGAACGCCCTTATTAAAACAAGGCGTTTTCCTAAAAGCGACGGCACTAGCTTTAATCCGCCAAGGTTTTCACATATTTATAGGCTAAACACGGTTATGCAAAGTAATGGTACTATGTCCTATGCTGTTTGGAACGCTAAGTTAGAAAAGCAAGTGTCTAACATTAATGCTTACAATGAAGCAAAAATGTTTCAGCAATCAATACAAAAAGGTGAGGTTGAGGTGAAACATGAGCAAGAGGAACAGGCCAGTAAACCGAAACCACAGCCACAGCCACAGACTAAGGTTGAAGAAGAACCATTGCAGAAAGATATACCGTTCTAGTCATGTGGGAAACTTTTAGTTCCATATTTGATGGACTGGAAGAAGCCTTTGGAACCTACAAGATAGATAAGACCCAGACCAATGGTAAGAAGTCTGGTAGAGCGTCCCTAGTAAGGGAACCACGGACCAAGGATCATTGGTTGGGTCATCTGTCAGGTCAGGGCGACTCTCTCGGTATCATCCCGATTAACGCCAACTCACAGTGTAAGTGGGGGTGCATAGATATAGATATGTATCCTTTGGACCACAAAGTGTTAGTGCAGAAGATCAGAAAGATGAAGCTACCTCTAGTCGTATGTAGATCAAAGAGCGGTGGCGCACATTGCTTCTTGTTCTGCACTGACTGGATTGATGCCAAAGATATGCAACAAACTTTGCAACACATATCTGCATCGCTTGGCTACGGTCAAAGCGAAATATTTCCAAAACAGATAAAACTACACCTTGATAGAGGAGATGTAGGTAATTTTCTTAACCTACCGTATTACGACGCTGAGGGCGGTCTCAGGTACGGTATCAAGGACGATGGCACTTCTGCTACCCTTGAAGAGTTTATAGCGCTGTACGAGCAGTATAAGCAGACTATTGAGCAGATTGTATCGCTACAAGTAGAAGAAACGCCTGACACAACTATAAAAGACGGACCACCATGCTTACAGACCTTATGTGCCGGTAAGATAAGTGAGGGTGGACGCAATAACGGATTATTTAATATCGCAGTGTATTTGCGCAAAGCATACCCAGACAGCTGGGAGACAGAGATACTTACATACAATATGACATTCTTAGACCCACCGCTTCCTTTATCAGAGGTCAACATAGTTGCTAATCAAGCCAAAAAGAAAGATTACGCCTACAAATGCAACGATGCACCAATCAATGCACACTGTAATAAAGAGTTGTGCCGAACTAGGATGCACGGCGTAGGATCAGCTGTACAGGGCGCAACCATAGCTAACCTTAGAAAGTACAACTCTATACCACCAGTGTGGTTCATGGATGTAAGTGGAGAACCCTTGGAGCTCGATACAGAAGCGCTACTATCACAGCCTACGTTCCAGAAAGCTTGTCTTGAACAACTGAACTTTATGCCAAGAACAGTAAGCAAGCAAGTGTGGGAAGCTCGTATTGGTGCGCTGATGACAGAGATGAAAGAGAATGAAGCGGCTATCATTGAAGTTGCAGAAGATGCAAGCACCAGTGGTCAGTTTTATGATTACTTAGAAGAGTTCTGTAGTCATCTACAGCAAGCACAGGAAAGAGAAGAGATACTATTAAGACGGCCTTGGACAGACGAAGAGGCTAACTTAACTTACTTTCGGCTTCGTGATTTTGAGAACTTTCTCAAGAAAAATAAGTTCTTTGATTACAAGTCACACAAGATTGCCCAGCGCTTACGGGATATAAATGGGTCCAGTTTGGTTATGAAAATAAGTAACCGTTCCGTTCGCGTTTGGGCAATACCATCATACCATAACATGGATCATCAATTTAATACACCTGATATGGGTCCAAAAGAAAAGGAGCCCTTCTAATGGTTAAGATGTTTGTTTTAATCTGTGTTGTGTGGGTAGAAGGCAGTCGCCATGATGGTGGCGAAACGAAATGTATCATGCACCAAAGTCAGGTGCATTATGCAAACATAGACCAATGTCGTGCCGATATACCTAAAAGTAGATTTTTAATTGAAAAGGGTATCTTTGATAATTTTGGAGAAGAGCCCGTTGATTATACGATAAGTGCAAGTTGTTTTAAAGGGGTTTAATTTTAAATGAATTTAAAAACAAGAGAGGATGCAAAAAAAGAGTTTCAAGAAAAAAGTTTAATCTTGGAATTTAATTTTAAAATAGCATTAAAAGATCTTAGAAACTCTATCACATATCAAAAAACCTGTGTGATTTGTTCAAAAGTAATGAACATAAAAGTAAGTAGTCCCACAGGTAAATTTAAGAAAACTTGTTCTAGCACTTGTAGAGCAAGATATAATAGGAGAAAAAATGGCAGACAAAAGACTAGTAAAGGCTAACGGCCTAGAAGATGCAATCATTGGTGTGGGTAGTCGTATGAATATGCCTGACGTATTAATCTATAGCTACAACAAATGCGTAAAGATCTTTATGGAAAGAGAAGGATGGACACACGAAGAAGCCATTGAGTGGATGGATTTTAACGTAGTCGGTGCATGGGTCGGAGATACTACACCTATCTTTGTACATGAGATACCGTCTGACCAGAAGATAGATGAGTTCTTAGAGGAGCTTGGCTTCGACCAGCCCGCTAACGACAACTAATGTTTAGAATCTTTGGACCACCCGGCACGGGCAAGACAACTACACTACTCAACATGGTAGACGAACAGCTACAAAAGGGCACGAACCCTAACCACATAGCGTTCCTTGCCTTTACAAAGAAAGCGGCTAACGAGGCAAAAGAAAGAGCCGCCAAGCGTTTCAACCTAGATCCAGACGAAGACCTTTGTTTCTTCAGGACCCTACACTCATTGGCTCTGTCCATGACTGAAATAAGAACAGAACAAGTCATGTCAGGCATACATTATCAGGAGCTGTCCAAGAAGATAGGTATCAGCCTGAGTAAATCGCCGTCACTAGATGCCGAGATACAGGACATACAAAGTAACGATCATCCTATACTTAACACAATCAACTTAGCACGGCTCAAGAAGATAGACGTAAGACAGCTCTACAATGAGACATACATAGAGTATGACTGGAACACAGTTAATTACGTTCATCAGTGCTACAAAGAATACAAGCTCAAGAACAATCTATATGATTTTACAGATATGCTCCAGAGCTTCATTGACAGCGCCGATCAATGCTGTCCCACATTTCAGGTTACATTCCTAGATGAAGCACAGGATCTTAGTCCTTTACAATGGGATATAGCCCACGCCCTTGATAAGAAGTCCAAGTTTATGTTTGCAGCTGGGGACGATGACCAAGCCATATATAGATGGGCCGGAGCTGACGTAGAACATTTCATAGCCTTAGACGGCTCAAGCGAAACTTTGTCGCAGTCGTTCCGCGTACCAAGATCCATACACGCCGTAGCAGAACAGATAGTCGGCAGGATAAAACACAGATACCCAAAGCGCTATCAACCCAAAGACGAGAACGGATCAGTCAAGCACATAGCTCGTATAGATGACATTGATCTGTCTGAAGGGCAGTGGCTCATCATGGCTCAGGCCGGTTACATACTGAACCCCGTCGCTGAAACCCTGAAGTCTCTGGGATTACTCTATACTCACAAGGGTCACAGATCTATCTCGGCTAGAATATCTTCGGCAGTGAATGGCTGGGAACAGCTTCGTAAGGGACGATCTATTACACTAGAAGCGGCTCGTGACGTCTACAGCTACATGAGCACCGGCACACGGGTCAAGCGTGGGTTTAAGAAGCTGTCTGGACTAGATAGCGACGTATTACTGGACATGAACTTCTTGCAAGAGCAGTGCGGTTTGCTAGTCGGCGATGAGCTAATATGGCACAAGGCGCTCGATAGGTTGCCTGAAGAACAGCGTGTATACATAACAGCGCTGTTGAGACGAGGAGAGAAGTTCAATGCAGAGCCTCGTATTACTGTGTCCACGATACACGGAGCCAAGGGCGGAGAAGCTGACAATGTTATCTTGTTTACAGATTTATCTCCCGCGGCTGACGAGGCTTTTCGTATAGGCAACGACGATGTTCACAGAGTGTTTTACGTTGCAGTCACACGAGCTAAACAAAATCTGTACATCATAGAACCTGAAGATAACAATAGGAGTTACTACATATGAAAACATTTAGAGAAGCAAAAAGAGAACTTGAATCAAGAGTTAGTTCGTTAAACGATACGATTAAATTTTTAAAAAGTAATTCTTATTACGAAGATTATTGTGAAAATTGTCATAATATTATGAAAGTTAATTTAAGACAATATGGAGAAAAACAAAAATTTTGCACTAACAAGTGTAGAAATGAAAAATTTCAAAAAGAAAGATTAAAAATTGAAAATAAAGTACAATAGATTTTACTACAACCCTTTGCCTGACGAAGTGTGTATTAAAGAAAGTCCAGTGCATGGGCATGGTATATTCGCTTCGCAAAACATAAAGAAAAACACGGACCTTGGGGCAACGCACATCAAAGTGCCTATGATACTTACATATATCAGAACACCGCTTGGTGGTTTTATTAACCATTCAGAAAAACCAAACTGTGTTTTAGATTGCACACAAGACTGGGATGACTACCTTGTATATAATATTATTACGAAACGAGCCATAGCTGAAGGCGAAGAACTATTATTGGATTATGAAGTATGAAAGAAAGAAAACGGTTAGGAAAGCAACTTTTACATTACATGATGCTAGATGCTCGTTACGCAAGATATTTAAAACAAATAGGTAAACCAAAATATTTTAGATCTACTATAAATGAATTAAAAGAGAAAATAGCGGAGTTAGATAGTGAGACACCTAGAGTACATGAAGATGAAACTAAAGGAAGAAGAGATGAAAAAGCATGAGCAAGAAGAAGAATTACATTTTTTTGAAGAGAGCATGAAAAGAGTAAACAAAGACATGGTAAACCATCCTGAGCATTACACAAACAGCTCGGTCGAAACCATAGACATGATCGAATCTATCACAGCTGAGGGCTTTCATTATTATCTTGAAGGTAATATACTCAAATACTTAGCGCGTTATAGACACAAAAACGGTATCCAAGATTTAGAGAAAGCACAGTGGTACCTTAACAAACTTATAGAGGTACAACATGACACTTCAGATGGCGATGTTCACACCGAAGTCAGAATGGATTCCACCACACGAACTACCTGACATAACCGGTGCCAACACAATAGCAATAGACGTCGAGACCAG